GTTGAAGTGTAAATTAAAGATATTTTGTTTGTTGCACTTGAGCCACTACTTAAAGAAATTTGTCTGCTAGTACCATCATCTGCTAGTGCAGCTATCTCTGCATATAACACACCCTCTGTTGAGTTTATTAAGTCAGCACTACCAGCACCAGTTGCAGTCTCTGTAGCTCTTGTCTCTGTACTTCCAGTTAGTGTTGGTATGTACGATGTACTGTAGGACAAGGCTTCAGCTTGTGCGCCGTAGATGTAGACACCATTTAAATTTCCTGTTCTATCAGGGTAAATTTGTAAATAACCATTTGAAGCACTTGATGATGATGTAATATTAATAGAAACCCTCTTCCAACCATTTTCAAAATCTTCAATCAAATAAGAATTAATAGAAGATTGGTCTACAATTTCAAAATTATTTAAGGGATTTACTGCTAATCTAAAAAAAGAACTTCCATCATAAACCTGCATTCTAACCTCTTGACTTGTTTCAGCTTTAAAAAACAAAGAATAACTATAATTGGTAGAAGCAGAAAAGGATAAATCATATCTTAAAGCATTTGTACTTGAAGAAGAAGCAGAAAGCAAGTAACTTTGTAATCCTCCACTTGGGTTTGTTATATTAGATAATACTGTTGTTGTACCTGCATCAATCCACTGACTAAAATCCTCACTATAAGGAACAAGATTAGTAGAAGTAGGCTCTAACAACCAATGCCCATTCTCTCCATTACTATCATAGTTTATTCTTGGAATGTTGTTGGTGTCTATTACTTCTTGGACTATTACGTTGGTTATAGTTAAGTTAGCATTAGTAGTAGGCTCTAAATATAAATCATCAAAAGTAGCTACAAAAGTTTGTGTCTTGACTCCAACCGTATCAAAACTTGGAGAGCCTGGCTCTAAGTTTGCAATACTACCAGCAGTTATAGAAGTAATTTCAAAACTAAGTTGATAGGTTTTACCTATTGTTATAAAGTTAGTTTGATATAATTTTCTATATGCACTTACTGTACCACTAAATACAGCTTCATCATCTCCTAAACTCCAACCATTTTGTAAACTCCAATAGTCATTAGGGTCTAGTTCTTTAACTGATACGTTAGTTACTGAGCCGACAAATGCACCATCTATCGCCCTTAAATTTAATAAATTATTACCAGAGTTAGCAACTATATATTCTGTGTAAGTGCCGCTTGTTGTTCGCATTGCAGTATCTATTAAAGTACCTCCTCCAATTCTTAATAAGAATGACCCAGCACTAATATCTAAATCATATGTAATTTTATAAGACTTGTTTGCAGTAAAAGAAACACTTTGATATATACTTGTTGAGCCGCCTTGAGCAGTTCTTGATGCTTTACCATTTGAGATACTCCAACCAGCTCCTTTAGTCCAATCACTATCAGTAGCAAAGTCTCCATTAGTAACTAACTCACTACCTAACTCACTAAAGTCTCCGTTCTGTACTAAGTTACTTCCTAGAGTTCTACCTACCATCTCGATTAAGCCACTAGAATTAACTCTACTAGCAACACTAGCTCTAGCAAAGTCAAAGTCCTCATATGGCTGCTCTATAGGTGCTACGTTATACATAGTACCAGCCTTATAACCAGTAGGAGTTAAAATTATATTCGCTTTGTCTAGTAGTCCCTCTGCCATTATGTTATTTCGTTAAGTTCATTTAAGAATGCTAGTGTATCTGTAGTGTTTTCCATTACGCCTCCAGCAGCTACTACTCTTGTATCTAGTACGCTAATATACTGAGCTGGTGTTGGGTCAAATATACCACCATCTATTATAGTCCAGTTAAAGTCTTCTATTAATTCTTGCTTAGAATAGAATGCACTAAATGTATATTGACTACCTCCAAAGTTTATATTTATATCATCATTAGCTCGACCATCAGACCAAGCTATAAGAGTTGCATCGTAGTTAGCATTAGATAAGCCACTAGCGTTCTGCATAAAGTTAGTAAAGTCAGTTACTTCAAGTATCATCCAACTAGCTAGTGATTGGTCAAACCTATCACAATTAAAGAGCATTTCGCTCATATTCTCAGTATCTGCTATAGACCAAGAAGATATTTCTCCATTAAATTGTACGCAGTTATAGAACATTCTACTCATACTTACAACTGCTTCTACTTGCCAATTACTCAAGTCTTGATTGAATGTCAAACAGTTTTCAAACACAGAAACATAACTACCAGAGTTTTCTGTATTCCAACTATTTAATGGCTGGTCAAAAGAGTAACAGTCTTTAAACATTTTATCAAAGGAGTAAACACCAGATACATTCCATTCATCTACTACGCCATCAAAGTTAGTGCAACCTTCAAACATACTTTCAAAACTACCTGTAGATATTGTAGGATAGTCAGTAGCGTTAGCTTCTAAATTAGAGCATCCAAAGAATGCTTTATTAGTAGATATGTCTAAAGTACCCCAGTTACTTATGTTAAGTATTTTAAGCCTATCTTGTGTGTTATTAAATTGCCACCCTTGTATAGTTCCCTCTATGCTTATCTGATACTCTCCAGCACTACTATAAGTGTGTGTTATCTCTTCTTGATTGTAGCTAGTTATTGTGCTACTACTACCATCTCCCCATAGTACTGTACAATTATAAGAGCCAGAAGCTACAGTAGGTAGTTTAAATTGTGTGTTAAGTGTAGAGCCATCAGAAAGGTTAGCAGTATCTATTGTAAATACAAATTGATTAGGAGCTACTGTAGATAAGTCTACTACGTCATTTTTCTCTAACGTAAGTATCATTGCATCCTTTCTATTGCCTACTTGTTTTATTGCCTTTATAGAATAGTTAGTAGAGCCATTCTGAATAAAGTATTGTGGAGTAGTGCCTATGTTTGTTCGGTATCTTATTAAGCACTCTATAGTCTGCGAGTTGATTAAATCGTCAGCATCATAGGTAGTATTACCAGACTTAAAGTCAAAGTCTCCATATATAGTTACATAACTATTATCTAAAACTACTCTCTCGCCATAAGCGTTAGTAGAGTAAGTTTGTGTATAGAGCTTTAGTTTTCTATCTAGTTTACCTATTATCATAGTTCTAGCAAACGGTAAGGAGTTAGTAAATGTTCAACCATTAATGGCAATTCGTTTACTTGTGTACCCATTACCACGTCTTGTCGGTTTTCGTAATATCTTCCTATTACAATATACATAGCTTGTTTTATAGCATCTTCAACATCAGAAGCTGCACTACCTACTATAAACTCAACCTCTACAGAGTTAGCTCGTTCGTAAGTGTTTGGAAAGTTACCGTCTTCAGCTTGGTATATCCTTCCTGGTTTTACTCTTATATCAACATCGTATTCAGATGTGTCAAGAGTTTGTAATGTATTGTCGGTATCATAATACTTAACGTGAGTAACACTAGCTACGTTACCTACTTGTAAATCCATAAAAGGAGGAAACTCATCGTAGTAAATATTATATGTTTGTGTGATTAATCTACGTCTAGTAAACTGTTCTACTACATTTGTAGCAACACCTATTAACGAAGTGATATAAGCATCGTCATCGTCATAATCGGAATCAACTCTTAGAAAAGCCTTAGCCTCTGCTAAAGATATTGCAGTAGTAGCTGGTCCAGTCTTTAGTACTAACTTACCATATGGTACATAGTTAGTCCCTCGTAAAGTGTTAAAGTTGTAGTCGTAGTATTCCATTTTAAAAAATAAATGGTAGGAGGTTTTACCCTCCCACCAATTAAAAATATAATTAAGCCTCGATTAATTTAACGAATGCTGTGTCATTTTGTACACAGTCTCCATCAACTAAAGAAGTAACAATCATTCTTGTTTGTCCAATACCACCGTCAGTGTAAGGGTCTACTAGAATATCTAGTCCACCAAACTGAGCGATATGACATTTAGAGAAGTCTCCGAATAGAGCGTGGTCTTTACCAGCAGTTCCACCGTTTCCTACGTTTGGAGATACGAAAGAGAAGTAACCGTTAAGTTCTTTTCTAGCGTTATCATAGATAGGAGATACGTTAGATACTTGAGCCAATCCTTTTACTGTAGCGTAAGCAGATGGGTCTAGTAAGTAAGCTAATCTTGCACCTTCTAATTGTACACCGTTAGCAATTAGGTCAGTTTCCATTTCAAACCAATCAGCAGCAGTTACAGCAGTTGGTCCAGTTGCAGCGTCAGCAAAGATTGATTCTGGAGCATTTGATACATCACCAGTTCCTAATAAAGCAGCTTCTAAAGTAGCAGCTACAGATGCAGCCATATTTCTTCTTAAAGCAGCCTCAATACCAGAGTTTTGAGCTAAAGCCTCAGCAGAAACATTTACAATAGAAATTAATTTATGTGGCTCTAAAGTTACGCTAGAAGCAGTACCGTTAGCAGCTGGAGCAGAGCCGCCAGCTTCTGGTACGAATCCAGAGTTGATTGCACTAAATACTGGGAACTTCATATTGTTCACACCAGAGTAGAAGTTAGCACCAGCAGAAGCTAAAACTAAGTTAGCCTCTAGTTGGTCAGTCCAAGCCATTACTTCAGTAGCGTTACCAGCATCAGTACCTACTGCAGCACGAGTTAAAACACTTGAAGGAATTGCAATACCTTTGAAAGATTGACCAGTGTAACGAGCCTCGTTACGAGCTTCTTGGTCCATTTCTTTTACTAGACCTTCTAGACGTCCAGTGTAAGCAGCGTTCATTGCTTCTTGGAAAGAATACTCACGAACTTCTTTTGGAGCGTTTTCTCTTTCTTCTTTTACAGCTTTAGTAGCTTGTAGCTTCTCAAAGTTAGCAGCACGTGTTGCCATTGTGTTAAGGTCTTCTACCTTGTCATTTAAAGAGTCGAAATCTGTTTTCTCTTCAGAAGTTAAGTCTCTACCTTCAGCAGCAGAAACAATAGCTTCCATTTTTTCGATGTTTACAGCTCTCTCCTCTATGTAAGATTTTGAGTTTTTCATTTCACGAAAATTATTATTAATATTTATTTTTTAAGACTTTCAAACGCATTTCAGCGAGGGAGCGTTTCATTAAGTCTTTTTCTTCTTTTATGCCCTCTTCTTTTTCCTTAGCTAAGTTCTCTTCTAATTTCTTAGCCTCTTCTTGTTCTTGCCACTCTTCCATAGAACGTAAAGCAACAGAACTACTTGCAGCGTTGTAAGCTGGGTAAGTTACTGAGCTTACATCGTATAAGCGTGATACCTTGTTTATAGTTCTAACGTTCATACCGTCTTTCATCTCCCAAGAGTCATCCTCTACAGTAAATGCAAAACTAGACTGGCTAATAGTACCATTCTTTAGTAACTCCATTAAGTCTCTAGCAGTAGATGTGTTAGGCATATCAGCTTCGTAGCGTAGTCCCTTCTCATCTACAGATAGTCTTAAAGTATTATTAGTAGTTCTTGCTAGTACTAAGTTAGCATCGTGGTTTACTAAGAATCTTACATCATCTTCTAATCTACCTTCAAATGCCTCTGGAGCAATGTACTCTCTAAAGCCACCTAAGTCATTAGACATTGAATTAAAGACAGCACCGTATCCAACTACTGTTGGGTTATCGCCATCCATTCTTAGCTCTAAATCTTGAACGTCTATAGTTCTTACTTCTTTATTTTTCATATTATTAGATTTTTCTTCTTTTTCTATTTCAGCTATCTTTCTCTTAGTCCAAGCGAAGCCAGGGTCTCCTCCCCATAATGCCCAAGCTATTCGACCAGCACTTGGGTAGCCTTCGTCTCCACTATAAAAGCCTTGACCTTCTTTATCTACTTCGTGTCTACTTAAATAAGAGTACATTCTCTTAACAGTTCTTATTGAAAGATTAGCTCTGTTCTTAATATCTCTTGCTCTTGCAACACCAACCTCAGTTCCTCCTCTGCCAAACTCTTCTCTCCACTCTAAGCCTTGTGTAGCTTCATCAGCCATCTCTTGAGTTGGCTTTGTATTTATATCAGATAAAGCCATCTACTCTTTATCCTCCTCTTCTATGTCTCCAACTGGAGCAAAGTTTAAAGGCATAAATAGTTGGTCTCCTTCTGGACCTACTCTATTTAAGTCTTCCATTCTTCTTATTTCATTAATGCTTAATGCACCTATACTAGCCATCTCTCTATAGTAAGTAGCTCTAGAAGAACTATCTCCTCTTAGTAAAGCATTAGCATCTAGCTTAATTGTAAAGCTACCGAATTCGTTTTGTCTAAATAGTTTACGATTTAACTCTTGCTCTATAAGGACCATATAAGGAGTTAAAGTAAATCTAACAAAGTCAATACTTAATGCTTCTATACTTGAATAGTTAGCAGCTTTCTCTAAGTGTCCTATTAATGATAAAGGTACTTTGAATACTCTAGCTATCTCTTCTATCTGAAAACGTCTAGTCTCTAATAACTGATACTTGTTAGCATCTATGTTAGTCTGCTCGAATGACATTCCCTCTTCTAAGATAGCAGTCTTACCAGCTACAAACGAGCCAGAGTAGTTTTGATTCCAAGAGTTCTTTAATCTTGCTACAGCTTCTTTAGATAGTTTACCTGGATGCTTAATAACACCACCTACTTGAGCAGAGTTGCCTAAATAACTATTAGCAGTATCGTTAGCTGCAATAGAAGTAGCTATAGTTGTATTTTGTGCTTTCAATACGCTAACACCCTCACATCCATTAAAGGATAGGTTAAAGAAGTGTAACATATCTTCTTTCATTACTCCTATTTCATAGTCTTTAATGTCATAGTAAATATTGCCTTCGTGCTTTATTACCTTAACATCTTGTGGGTTAATAGGAATAAGAGATACTGGTCGAGCATTAGAATCTCTTTCTATATAAAAATACGCATTCCCTTCTAACAATAAGTTAGTCATTAAAGTATCTAGGAATGTGTACGGTGTCATATACTCGTTAGGATAACGAGCTAGGAGTTGGTAGATTGGATGGCTTACGTCAGTAATCTTGTCGTTATCATCCTCAACTCTATAAACTTTTATGGGTAGACTTGCTATTGATTCACTAATAACTCTAACACACGCAAAGACTGCACTAAAGGTTAGAGATGTATCTCTAGTTACTGCTGTTCTGTTAGCTGCACCATAGCCACCAAATACAGCTCTTAAAAAATTATCGCCCCTCTTCTCAGAACGTAAGAAGTCAAATAGTCCCATAAATTTGTAATTACTTTACAAAGATAACATTTATCGCAAAAGTCAAATCCATAAAATGCCTCTATCATTATATGCCGAGTCATCAGTATCGTCATTCATATAACAACCTAGAGCCATTACTAATGCAACCATTCCGTCAATCTTTTCT